CGCTGCTCACAACGGTGGAGCCTATCCTCCACGAGCATGGACTGCTACTCTTGCAGCCAGTGGTTGGCAATGATGTGGTGACTCGTATCATCGACATCGATTCTGGTGAGGTCATCGAGTCATTCATGAGCCTTCCAGTCATCACTGACCCACAAAAGGTGCTCGCTGCCGTCACTTATTTCAGAAGAGGTACATTGCAGTCACTGCTCTCACTTCAAGCCGTTGATGATGATGGCAATACAGCGGCTGCTGCTCCTCAAGGCAAGCCAACAATCAATGCAGAGCGATTCAAATCAGCACTCGAAGCAATCGAAGCTGGCAAGTACACAGCAGAACAGTTGAATTCCAACTATGCACTAACTGAAGTACAACTCAAAGCTCTCGCACTATGAAATGGCATCCATCGCAAATCGGTAAGCTGATGACCAATGGCAGAGCCAAGGACAGCATCGGAGAGACAGCCAAGAGCTACATCAAGCAGTGTGCAAAGGAGGATTTCTACAACTACACCACAGAACTCAACAACAAATACATCTGGAAAGGTAGAGAGCAAGAGCTGGAGTCAATCAACCTCATTAACTCGGTGAGGTTCACAAACTACGTCAAAAATGATATCACCATCGAGAATGACTATCTCATCGGCACCGCTGATATTGTCATTGACCAGAGAGTCATTGATGTCAAAACATCGTGGTCATTGGATACATTCCCTGCACTTACTGAAGATGCAGTAAACCCACTCTATGAATGGCAGCTCAGAGCTTACATGATGCTTTATGACAAGCCATGTGCCGAGCTGATATACTGCATGGTCACCACTTGGGATGAATTTCTCAACGAATACGAGAACCTCCAGCTCCATAGAGTTGACCATATCAATCCAGAGAAGCGCATCACAGCTATCTGGTACGATAGAGATGAGGACATCGAGGCAAAGATGGTTGCTCGACTCAAGGAAGCATCCGATCTATATCATGAATATTTTACACAACTACAAAATAAGTAATATGGGATGTGAACCACTGAAGCCAAAGAACTTTGATGACCTTGATATTGGTGTGTCATTGTTCGGTCATTTACAAATGATGCTCTTATTGAATAATAACGAGAAAACAGATTTTATCAAAGGATTCGAGCACTGTCTCAAGTTATATGAGAAATGGACTGCTGAACAATTAGATAATAAACAACAAAGGGAAAATTAAAAACAAACAGAATGGAAGAGTTAAAAGCAAAAGGCACAATTCACCTAATCGGTGAGCCAAGACAAGTAAGCGAGAAGATGAACATCAGAGAGTTCGTGCTCTCAATCGGTGACAAGTATCCACAGCTGGTTCAGTTCCAAGCTGTCAATGAGCGAGTGAAGTTCCTGGATGGAGCCAAAATCGGTCAAGAATGTGAGGTCAAGTTCGACCTTCGAGGTCGTGAGTACAACGGCAAGTATTATGTCAGCCTCAATGCATGGGATATCCGCATCGCATCAGCAGCAACACCATCAAAACCAATCACAGATGAAATCGATGACGATTTACCTTTCTGATGGCGAGAACATTCGGGACTTCATCCATAAAGAGTTGAGGTCCCGACTCTCCAAGAGATATCGGATGACTCACTTGGCTGAAGATATGAATCTCAACTACTACACATTGACCAGATTTATGAAAGGCAATGGGGTAGGCGATGAGTTCTACATCCAAGCCTTCAACTTCCTAATGAAATGAAGTATTTCATCGCATACATAGGCACCAAAAATGACAACCTCGATGGATTGGTTGCAAGGGTGCATGACCTATTCAACATGATGCCAGGTGTCAACACTTGCATCGTGCTTACCTTCTCGGATGAAGTACACATCTCGGAAGTGACTCCAGAGGAATTTTACGAGCAATATTCAAGCCTTAACTAATGAAACAGCAAATACAAGACCCAATCGTTATCAAGGTGCTGGCGAAGTATTATGAGCGCAGCCAGCTCGGGATTCAGAAATATGGGCGCACTTTAGATCGTGATGACCTCAACCTAATTGAATGGCTGAACCATCTCCAGGAAGAGCTGATGGATGCCACATTGTATATCGAAAAACTAAAGCAAGAACAATTAAAATAGAAATAACCCACTACGGACACAAAGCCAGCTATGAGTTCGAACACGAGGATGTAGAGCTTGAGGACTTGATTTATCACATTGAGCAGTTGATTCGATTGACTGGCTATTCAATCAATGGAACATTAGAAATAGTAAACGAAGAACAATGAAACTAAACCAAAACGATCAACGTGAGGAGATGGCTGCAATCGGCACCATGATACTCTTGACAGCAATAGCTATTATTTTAGTAATTAAAACTATCTTTGACCTATGGAACTGATATTATCATACCTCGCACTCGGGTGGCTCATCGCTAACTTCGAGCCTCTGCACTGGGTCATCGACCTACTATTCATCAAAGTCATCCCAAGCTCCAAGCTCGGTGATTACATTCATGCTGGATTCGGATGCTGGAAGTGCACCTCATTTTGGACTGCTCTGATACTTTCAGGCAATATATATACGGCAGCAATCACAGCGATGGGTGCCTACATCATCAGCGAATGGATAGAGAGCAAATAGAATACGTCACAGCAGTGCAACTAATGGATGAGAAAGAACGTCTCACCAAGAAAGTGCTGAATCAACTCAAGCGAATCAAGGTCAGCGTGACCGGACAGCCCGACAGAGAGTGCTTCTGCTCGCAAATCAGACGCAAAATCTGGTACAAAGATTTCACCAACTGGTATGAAAGCAACGCTTGACCGCTACATATCGTCCCACTATGAGGAGCTGTACCGATACACCAGGTACTTCTGCTCCAAGTACAATCCGAAACTCACTATCGACACGGTCATCTCCAACGCATACCTTCACTGCCTCGAAATCAATGACAACACCGAGGATGTCGGCAAAGTCAAGAGCTATATCCTCAACTCAATCAAGCGTCAAGTCATTTGGAAGAACGTCAACAGCTTCAAGGATGAGCGAATCCTGGCATCAGAAATCGCAGTTCCTGACCAATTCGATGATGAGGAGGACCTCAACTACAAAATCGCAATCGAACAGCAGTACCAGGGATGGAAGTCATCGGTGGACATCTATCGAGATGGGCTGACAGACAACGTCAAGATTGCAGTCGCCAAGGCATACTTCGATAAGGGGCTGACAACAGCACGATCAATGGCGCAGTATTTCAACATCCCAGTGACGTCAGCACACTACCTAATCTCTGACATAAAAAACACGCTTAAATCCATACACTATGAAAATAAAAGATGAATACAAGGGCAAGACTATCGTCAAGAATACCACGCTCGGAAACATGACGGTGGTTGTTGACAATATAGATGTGAGCAAGTACCGATACTATGTCAGCATCGGATTCGGCTATTTGTTCGAGAAGGAGACCACAACTGCACCAGAGCAGTGCATTCGATATGAAGGCATCGAGGCAGATGAGCAGACGGAAGCTCCAGCACCAACACCAACACCAAAACGAAAGAGAAAAACCAATGCCAAAGCCAACACCAAACGAAACCAAGGATGAATTCTTGAATCGCTGCATGGGCGATGAGGAAGCACTCCAAGACTTTCCAGAGAATGACCAGCGATATGCTGTGTGCAATTCTATGTGGGAAGAGTCCAAGATGAGCGCATTCTCGAAGTTCAGAGCAGCATTCGCAGAGAAAACCTACTCCGACTATCCTGACTCGGTGCGAAACAACGCACGCAGAGGTATCGAGCTCAACAAAGAACTCGGCAACAAGTGCGCCACACAAGTGGGCAAGGTCAGAGGACAGCAGCTCGCAAACAAGGAGCCCATTTCAGTGGATACGATCAAGAGAATGTATTCATACCTCTCCAGGGCAGAACCTACATTCGAGGATTCAGCACCAGAGGACTGCGGATACGTTTCATTCCTTCTGTGGGGTGGCAAGACTGGACTCGATTGGGCAGAAAGTAAACTTAAAGGATTAGGATTGATATGAAAACTGGTAGACCAAGAAACTTCGAAGAGCCAGAGGACCTATATCAGCTTTTCGTTGAGTATAAAAAGCACGTCAAAGAGAATCCACGATATTCCTATGCGCTTTCAAATAAGACCGGAAAGGCTGAACCTATTCCTCTGGAGGTTCCATTGACAATGAGCGGATTCAGAGTGTTCGCACACGACAAAGGAACCGTTGTGCACGATTATTTCGCAAATACGGATGGGAGATATTCTGCATTTACGACAATCTGTTCACGCATAAGCGATGAAATCAGAGACGACCAAATCAAGGGCGGCATGGTTGGGCAGTTCAATGCATCCATCACTCA